TTAGTAATTGATTTCACTTTTCCACTGAATTTATCTTTGAGTGAATAAATCAGTTCTACTATTCGATTTTTCATGTGATATCCCTCGTTTTGTGGCTTGGTTCTTTTACTGAATCCAGATTGCATCCAGTAGATTTTTTGTATAAATCAAAGTGTCCAATCATCACTACCAAAGCCATGGCTCCGGTTTCTTTGCTGTTGGATTTTCCTTGGTTTTGGCTTGTTTTCTGATTTGATTGAATAATTATCAAGATCAACTCCTGAAAGGAGTAATGCTGCATAGGCATAGACACGAACATCCAGCGCCTCATTACGTTCTCTGGTTTTCACCCATTCAGAGCGGATGATTCCATTACGTCTTTTTTTGACGAGTTTTTCTGCAGTCAGCTGCTCGAAATATTCCTCATCACGTTCCATTGGAAAATGACAGTAGCCAGGACCCGGCAAAAAGATATTGGCCAATCTTTGATAAAGCAGGAGTTTTGCCTCATCTACACCAACTGGTTCATATCTCGTCCGGGCTTGTAGTCGTTTTCTCAGTCGACGGTGCCGTGCTTCTTTGTTCAGTACGATATCTCTGCCACGACCAGGCTGACCCTTAACTGCAAAGACATAGTCTGAGCGAAAATCAGCTACAAAGTCATAAACCTTTTTGGACAGGTAGCCAGAGTCAATGCAGGCTGCGCGTATTTGCATTTTCTGGCCATTTAGAGTGTGGTAAGACTGTTTTAGGACTTCTTCCAGATCATCCCAGACCTCATCCTGTTCTGTGTTACCAGGTAAAATCACGTAATCGATTGACCATGACTCTTCACCTTTCCCCCAGGCCACGACTTCGCATTCAATACGGTCTTTCTGTACATCAGCGCCCAATGTGAGTATCAGTCCCCCTTCTGGTACTTCGTGGATATACTGTTCACGTCGAGAAAGCAGCGTGTGACTATTGGCCTGTTCGCCTTTATCCTCCCAGGACTCACCCAAGACGGTATTTACAAAGGTTTTGAGCTGCTCATCATCTTCGGATACCTGGACAAACTCCGTAGCAATCTTTGGCGGTGTGCTGTTTGGAGAGAAACTGTAGCCAGCCCAGATCCTGAAACCAATATGACCACTGAAGGTATCAGCAAATGAAAATCCATTTGTTCGTGTCCACTCCCAGTCCTCTCCAATCCATTGACCACCATTCAGCATTGCCCGGTGGTGCTCATGACTGATTAAACTTCCACATTCAGGACAAACCCATTTTGCCGTGTCAGGTTTTCCCTTTTCCCAATTCAGGTGAGAAATTGGAATTTCTTTTCCCCTTAAGATGATTGGCTCAGTTGGCTGGCTAAATAACCTGATATGTTGACCACCACATTCTGGACAGTTCAGGAAAAAATAACCTTTGCTCGATTGATCAAATGATGCCTCGACACGGGAAAGGCCTTTGATAGTAGGTGTTGATCCAATGGCAGTTTTTCTGTTGTGAAATGTCTCGCTACGCTTTTCCCCAAGCTTTATTTGATCCCCCTCGATGCCAGCAGTTGCCGGATAAGCGTCCACCTCATCAAAAAACACGTTCCTAACAGTGATACGGCGAAACCCCGTAGGAGCATTGGCGCCGACAATATGGAGCAGGCCTCCTGGGTATTTCTTTTGAGAAAGTGTATTACCACTATTTCGGCTTTTAGCAGACCCAATACGCCTAAGCAGTGCTGGTGTTTCCTCAATCATCGGCTGCAGTTCTTCTTTGGAATAACCTTCAGCGTCATTGATCGTCGGTTGTACCACCAGCATACTGCAAGGGTCCTGGTGGATGTGGTAGCCAATCACATGGCCTAGTATTTTCGTGTAACCGATTCTCGCACTCTTTAAGATTGTGACCTTTTCAGTTTCAGGCTGACAAAAGGCATCCATCATCGCTATCTGGTAAGGATAATTTCTCCAGTGACCAGGTTCGGCTGAACTTTCTGCAGTCAAGACTCCATAGGTTTCAGCCCATTCACTGATCAACAGATCTGGAGGAGGATTCCAGCTTTTTGATATGTTTTTCCACGCTTTCTCTAATTTCTGCAGGGATTCCATGTTCACCAAGCTCCTCTAGTGCTTCCTTATGGATGGCCTCAATCTCATCAATGATGTCCTGGTCAAGATCGATAAAACGGGATTTCACCTTGTTGTGAACAGTGAGTAATTTTGTTTTTGCCGCTGAGACCATGCCGGCACCAAGCTCAACAACGAGTTCAATGGGTATCAGTTCACCACGCAACTGTTTTTCCTTTAAAGCCTCACTGTTTGCCTGGTGATGAGTAAGCCTGGCTCTTTCCTTGGTCAGGTCTAACTCAGACTCCACGTCACCCAGGTATAAATACTTCAGAGCCTCTTTGGTTTCAAAAACCAGTGCGGAGCCCTTTTTCTTGCCTTGCATTTTTCCATCAAGACGCTTTCTGATTGTGCGTGTTGCGAAGCCGGTTAAATCTGATATCCGGCTGACTGATTCAGTGCTCATATTCTCTTTGCCTCATTAACTGTGATAATGCCCTATAAAGGTTTTTGGCTACCGCGATGCCGGGTATCGAATCACCCGTACGCAGCCCCCTCAGGAGAACCTAGATTAACCAACGTATTAATTTCATATCCAGAGATGCGCGCTTCCCTCTCTAATACATCAGCAATGTTTTCTACTGCTGCCCAATTGTCATTAAGGATTTTCAGGCAGATTCTCTGGCATGCTAGCAATGTTGCATCTGTGCGCTTTGATCTACAGTAGTGCCGTGCTTGTAACCAATCATCAACACCTGTGTCGCTTATCAATTCATAGTCATGAAAGGGGTAACCCATATTTATCAATTCGGCGATACGCCCGGCCAGGAACATGATTGCCAGGCTCGCTGAAACTGGATCTGTGTATTCCTGGTAGAAAGTGGTCTTTATCAGTTCTTTCACTTTCTTTTCGCGGTCTTCCATCCAATCATCCAGAGGAGGCCCTCCATGAACGATGCCGGCCAACAGGTAAGCATTCCCCCCCAATATTTCGGCTGCATGAGTTGTCATACCTAAAGCTGATCGAATTACAGCATGCCCGGCTTCATGGATAGGAGTGTTGTAATATTTCTGATTGATCGTCCATGCGAATGGATAAGTCATAACCTCACTGTCGTCGATCTCATCAAGATGATTCGAAAGCTCACATGGGCTGATACACATATCAGGAATACCAGGGATCATCGATAAACGAACCACGATAGATCTTCCTGAGAAGATCAACAGCTTCACGACACTGAGCCTTGTATTCATTAGAATCATAGACTGATGGACTGTATAGAGCTGAATGGCTAATCATCGCATTAGCCTCCATGTCTATTTTCTGAACACGGGGTTGTAGGTTAGCTATTAATCTTGATATACCTGAAAGCTCTCGGCTTATTTCGTTGCAGGTTGCATATCCAATTGCATTCCTTCGTTTATCATTAAGGTTTTCATATTCAAGATTCGCACGATTATACTCTGCCAAAACAGGATCCCTTTCCTTGGCTAGCTTTTTAAGCTCTTTGGAGAGATTATCGAATTTAGATCTAACATCGCCTTTAAAATTTCTCATGCTCTTACTCCCTTAACGACTTCTTTTTCAAACTTGATCATTTCCTGTTCAAATGAGGTTTTTGCTGAGTACAGATCATCATCACCTGGCTGTTTAAATACCTCTGACAGAAAACGATCCCAATCACCTCCGTGATATGCCCACCGGCTATAAGCATCTAAGAGTGTTTTCGAAACGGATTTCATATCCATTTCTTGAATCATCAGGTTGGAATATTCTTCTTCGCAAAGATTGATGAATATTTTCTTCCCTTCTTCATCATTTCCGGTATTTGCATTTTCAATCTCATTCAATGCGATTTTCTTCATCGACTCTTTGCGGTCTAGGTGGTCCTTTGCAGCTGCAATTTTGATATCGATATTGTCAATATCAGACTCAGGCACTTCTCCCAATGCACATTGACGTAGCAGCTCATCTCTTTCCTCATTCAAAGAAATAATCTTTATCTCGAGGCTCGAGCATTCCTTCGTATAATCATCTACACGTTTTTTTAGTTCAGCATGTTGTTTTCTTGTCCGAGCTTGATTTACTAGGAATTCTGAATATTGTTTTCGGTAATTATTTGATATAGGCATAGGGTTCTCGCATGTTTCTGTATTTATCGATGTACTACACATATCTAAGCAGTCATCTTGTCCAGTTTTTAGGGCGAGTTTCCGGACACATCGCCATCACCAATAATCGAATAAATCTGAGATCTGGATAGGCCGTATTTTTTTTGTAGTTCTGATATCTGGATTCCATGATTTGCCTCTTCACGAATACTTTCGTTGCGGCTTTGTTTGATATCCGGCTGCTTGATATAAAATCGGTCTCCTCCCATTTTCTCCATGACTTGTTCAACAAAGATATCTGCCAGAGCCTCTTTAAACTCGGGAGTATCAAAGGCCTTTATCGCTGCATCTCGTAATTGTTTAATCACGTAGCTCATAACAGCCTTTCTTTTTTGAAATACCGTAGACAGGCCCAGGTAAACCTCTAGGCCAATCACCACATTCAAGATTCCTCTCAAACAACTCCATGATCTTATCCATTGCTTCAGTCATGGCTTCTGTTTGTTCAGCTCTCTCGATGTCCGTCATGCCAGGCAATATGACTTCTAATCCATGTCCATGCTCAGCCAGGTCATTCTTGAAGTAGCCTTTTTCAATCAGTGTTATGAACTGGATAAACCTCTCAGGATCGTCTGTGAGCCTCCTGAGTACTGAAATATGAATAGCAGCGTTAAGCATGGGGACCACTACGAAACCTTCTGGAATTTTTATATTCATATCCATTACCCCACGGCCCTTTGGTAGCTCTCTGGTGAATGAATTGTTCTCAGGTCTCTGAACCGCACGTATTCAGCATCAAACTGAACTTTGATCTTTCCTGTACGTCCATGGCGGTTCTTTTCAATCAGAATCTCAGCAATGCCTGTATCTGAGCTCCCGGGGTTATAAACCTCATCTCGATACAGCATGCCGATAAAGTCCGCTTCTTGCTCAATCGTTCCAGAATCCTTCAGATCACCCATATAGGGACGCTTGTCCGTTCGGCTCTCCACGTTCCTGTTTACCTGAGCCAACACGATCACTGGGATCCGCAGCTCTCTGGCCAGTTCCTTGAGTGCCATAGCCACCTGGCCAACCTGTTCATGCCGTGGTGCTTTGGTATCAAAAGGCTTTACACGCTGGATGTAATCCACATACAGAGCCTTAATTCCATGCTCCCTGTACCATGTGCGGGATTGATTGATCAGTGCCTGTATATGGATTGCTGGGCAGTCATTGATGAATATATTCATGCCATCGATGGTTGAAGAAGCCTGAGTTATTCGAGAAAAGTCATCATCGGATAGTTTTGCAGTACGCATATTCTCCAGGTTGACCTGACCGACAATTCCAATCATGCGCTGGGCTATCTGGCTTTTGGGTTGCTCTGCAGAAAAGAAACCGACCGGTGCCTTGGAATTGAGAGCTTGATTGATCGCAAATGCTGTTTTTCCCATTGCCGGCCTTGCGGCGAAAATAATGAGATCGCCCTGGTGCCAGCCTCCGACAATCTCATCAAGCTTCTGCAGCCCCGTAGTCACTCCAATGAGCCCGTCAGTCTGGAAACAGGTTTCAATTTCATCCTGGGCATCTCTCAAGGCCTGGGTGATATCACTGGACCATTGTTTGTCCTTGCCTTTGGCTGAAAGTGACATAAGGTTCCTGACAGCCTGGTCTGTTTTCTCATGCCAGTCTTCTGCAACCGTTTCGAGCAAAGTATGTCCAATGCTGACAGCCTGCCGGGCCCGGGAATATTTCTTCAGTTCGACTGAATAGGACTTGGCATTTGCAGTAACGATATTGTTCTGAAGGTTAGCCACATACTCAAAGCCGCCAATTTGCTCAAGATTTCCTTTGGATTCCAGGTATTCAGAGACATGAATGAAATCGACAGTCCGGTTATTTTTCTGCAGTTCATAAATTGCCTTGAATATCTCACGGTGCTCATACAGATAAAAATCGGCCTCTGACAAATCGAAACTTTTCCCTGTCTGTAGAATTGCACCCAGTACGGCTGTTTCGGCTGTGTCTGAATAATTGGTAGTCATAGCTCGGGGATCTCCCGGCAATCACTGCCAGACACACATTTTTCTGTAGTATCCTTCTCCAACTTATCCAAATCATCATTCCAGGATTCTTTCCCTAACCAGCGAACCACATTTTTCATGTTTGCAACAAAAGCATTCTTCGATTGGTTGTATTTTTTCCTCTCTGACTGGTTAATTACCGATTGAGTTATTTTTCGTACAAATGACTCATCTGCTTCAGGATAGAACTTTAAAAACTCTTTTCTTGCTTCTTGCTTATTGCCTCTGTTACCAAACCAATTCTTTCCACAAACAATCCAAAAGTTTTCAAACTCATTTTCCAATTCTTTTTTTGTATATTTTTTTATTGGTTCTATTTCATTGGTTAGGGTGCAATCTGGTGCAGGGGTAAAGTGTCGTGAGATTGCAGGGGTGCAATCTGGTGCAGGGGTGCAATTCTGTGCAGGGGTATCGCCTGTATTTAC